ATTCTTCATTGTGCTGTTAAATCCCATTTGTTTGATACTTTGTAGTAATAAGTGATTCTCTTACCATTTTCTTCGCGCACATACTTATCGATAGGATAACCTGATTGCTTCAGGTCAAACACACGCGCAGCCAATCGCATTGATCCAATCCATTTGAGTGCATCGAGGGCTGTGATGTGCGTTCCTTGATCAAGAATCGTCTTTAGCATCTTGTTCTGTGATTCCATAGCTGTTCTCCATTAGCTGTTGAAATTGATCTCCAGTCATTATGACTAGCGTTTGCGGCGTTCCTCGCCGTCTTTTATAAAAGGCAATGTCTCTGTTTTCGAGGACACTGAAGGGGCTAGGGAAGTTGGACTTGTCCCTATACTTTACTTCTCCCACCAGTTTTTGTTCGTTGATGTAGAGGTGGATGTCGCCTGAATACTCTCCCCCCAAGCTTCCGCTGAGGGGGACGCGCTTCGCTTCGATCTTCGCTTTGATTTGGTTGAGCCAATCGACAAACCACTTTTCGTGGTAAGTTCCTTTTGACTTGTTACGGTTTGCCATTTGTCCTCCTCATAACAATTGAGGCACACATACCAATGCTTTTCCATTGTGCCTTTGTGATTGCGCTTGAGTATAGCAACGAACCACTGCGTAACGGACTCACATGCAACACATGTGATTGTTTCATTCTTCTTTCTTTTTGACTTCAATGTCGTATCCTAATGCATCCAGCCAACACATTAGGAAGAAACCAGACGGAACACGCTTGTGCTGCTCCCATTTGTGAACAAGCGATTCAGTACAGCCGATCTTATGCGCCAGCTTTGGCTGACTTAAACCTTGCTCGTGCCGTGCGTCTACTAACATTTGGATCATTAGATCGTAGTTGTTTCGTAAAAGCAGCGGCGGCTCGTCTTTCTTCTTCATGGTAGATAGCTTCTAAGACCTTCACAGCCGTTGAATATCTTAGCTCTGTCTTACCATTGATGTTACGATAGTAAGTTGACGTTGGCACGTTGGCGATACGGAACGCTTGCAAAAGCTCAATGTCCCGATCTTCGGCTTCATCTTCTAAGTATTCAAGATATGATTTCATAAGTGCATTTATGCAGCTAGAAATATATCTCGTCAACCTCCGTTTCACCAGTGCCATGACAGGCCCAACACTCTTGCGTGTATTCTTCAAGGCTTGGTGGCGTATCTCGAGCGACCCATGGTTCAGGTCGCTCATATGTTAGGGTGCCATCGCCCAGGCATTCTGGGCAAGCAACGATTTCAGTGTGGGATTTCATCATTGATTGGACCAAGGTGTTTGTCCTCCCATGCTTTGATTGCGCGTTCAACAAACTTGTTTCGATTGAAACGCGGATTCATAGAGGCTAAGTCATCTGCAATCTGTTCAATGACCAGCGGTGAGTTGACCATGGGGGCAATGCTATCTGCCACCCATTCAAAGTGTTTGCGTGTCATGCTCATTTGACTCTCCACATACGAACTGTGTCATAGTCACGATCAGATTCATGAGCCTCGATCAGACGCACAGAAACATTCATATCTAGTTTGTGTGCAGCACTGCGGAATGCAGCTGATTCACCTCTGTTACAAACAACACTGTTGCCCACATCCATGGCAAGCAACACTCGCTTATAGTCGCCTGATGGTCGTGCGTTGGCTGGCATTGGGATGTTGTCTTCAATCATAAACATTTTGTGTTCTCCTTTGATTAGATTGATTAGGTATTTAAGCATCTTCAAACTCTGCTTTGCGTGAGTAGCGTCCACTTTCATGACTATCATTGTATTCTCTGCACAATTCAATAGCCTCGTTAAGTGACGTAACGTAACGAACCAAGTATGTCTTCTCTCCAGCGTGTGGTTCCAAGCCGTTAGGCCAGCTTGGATTGTCACGCCACCATGTCCTGTGGAAAACGTTATACATCATTCAGTCTCCTCTATTAGAAGATCGCAGACTTCTTTGAACGCTAAGTTCCAAGCCATACCTGCTGCTGTTGTTAGATGCGCTCGATCTTCAACGTTGTGCTGGTGAATCCAAGCCATGAGTTCATCCCAGTCTTTGGGTCTATGGAACAGTGAGATTGGTTTGATGTTATGTGTCATGATGATTTACTTTCATGTCGCTTGTTAGAAGTTGATAAGCCTGTTTGCCAAACAACAAGACTTCGATTTGGTTTTCATCTTTGTCAGTGATGATTAGCTTGCGCGTTACAAACGGCAGATGCTCTTGGTGGTGATGGTCGATCACTTCTGTGACCGACTCAACGTCATGCACTTGGAATCTCATGATACCCTCCATACTCTGCGCTTTGTGCCAACAGCGCGGCTTGTCAGCTTCACGCCAAGACACTTGGCAGCTATATTCATGCCAGCGTATTCAGGGCGAGTACAAAGAACACTGTCGCCCACCTCCATCTTATTGATTAAATCTTTGTAGATACCCTTGCGACCACGTGTGTCTCTTGGGATTGGAATGTTTTTTTCGATGTGCATATCAGCCCTCGATTGTTACAGTTACGTTGTAGTTGATGTACTCCGAGATCATTGTCTCGATGTCGTTACGATAGTCTTCAATATCGAAATCATTTGATTCAGTAATGATATCGATGCGATTATTAATTTCATCATTGTTCATCGCGCGTAGTGTGCGAAGGACTGCGTTCTCGTTCATTGTGTTTTCCATGGGTGTTCTCCGTTGTTGTGATTAGTGAACAGTTTAGACACTTGTTCAGGTGTGGGTGGCTGTTACGCCACCGCTGCCTTGAATGCTGATGTATCGATTGGCTTCTTCGCCTTGTTCGCTGCGCGTGGCTTCGGTGGCATGTATGTCTCACCGTTGGTGATGTGCTTGTACACTTCGCAATCTGCTTCGTAACGGCACTTCAACTCGTCAAGCTCTGGCATCAGGCGTGACTTGATGAACTCTGCGTTACGCTCGGCTTGATACTGGCGACCGTTTTCTTGGTTGTCCTCAAGCTCTGCGATTGTATCTGCGATCTGTTGCTTCTTGAACATCAAGCTGTTGTGTGCTGTGTAGCAAGCATCACGTGCGAGTCCAATCAGGAACTTGTCATTTAGCTCGTACGCTTCCAACGTACCATCTACGTTTTCAATCTTAGATGATTCTTTGTAGTGAGTATGATACTTGATGATCTCTAGTTTCATTTGAGCTAGTTTAGATAGTGTCTTAGTCATTGTCTTGTTCTCCATTTGAGCGCGAGGACCATCCTCGCAATGACGACTGAACGCACGGACAAAATCCTGCCTAAGAGGCAGGTTGCTATTCGCAAGTTGCATCATCACACAGATAGACGCAGAGCCGTGTACACCGCAGCAACCAACCCGCAACCGCAGCACGGATCAATGATGCTGCTTGCGAATGGTATTTTGACCGTGAGATCACAAAGGAATGCGAGATGACCGCAGCGCAATGGAGAACTACAGACCCTGACGCTACCTCTGAACTACTCAAATGGAGCTAGAGATTGGCAAGCCTTTGTAGCGTGTCAATACAGCTTTATAGAATGTGACGTAGGGTAATTAGTATTGTGACGCTACGTCATGTATTGACAGACCATTGACAAATAGCCCAGTGTGGGGGGGACTTACAGGGGGGGTGATTGAGTGCAGCACAATCCCCTTCATTGTAAGTAACAACACATGTGATACAAACACAGTGAAGCAACATAGGTGTTAACACAGTGCTGCACACTTAGTGTTACCCGCAAACAACATAGAAAAGGGTAAGTGATGGGCGTTCCAGCAAGTCGTAAACCAACAGCAAAACAGCGTGCGCTAGTGGATACACTCGTAGCAGAAGGATGTAGCGTGCAGAAAGCCGCTGAAGCTGCGGGTTATTCCACAGGCGAAAGCGCAAGGACAAGCGGACACAGAGCTTTAGCATTACCACATGTGCAGCAATATATGCAGGAGAAGATGTTAGAGACATTTGGGTTGTCAGCTACTGGTGCATTAGCAACGGTTTCTAGGCTTTCTCGTAACGCTAAATCCGAGTATGTGCAGCTCGAGGCAAGCAAGGACTTGTTGGATCGCGCAGGGTATAAGCCGATAGATAGATCGCAGGTACAAGTGGCTGGTGACATCAAGGTATCTATCGATCTTGGCTAGGTAAAACGCTATAGCAACATGGTCAATCGTGTAGGGGGGCCTAAAAAAGTGCGATAGTATTCTTGCTAGTAGTCCCCGACTCTCATTTTTTGCTCTACAGGTTTGTGCGTTGCTCGATAAATATTTTTGGTTGTAAAGGTTGATTATGGTAGATGTAGCAAAGATTATGGCCAAGTGGTCTAAGGTTAAGGAGGCGCAACGTGTCAAAGACGCCAGCGTGGACTCGGAAGGAGGGCAAGAACCCGAAGGGGGGATTGAACGCGAAGGGTCGAGCGAGTTACAAGGGCGGGACGTTAAAGCCGCCAGTAAAAAGCGGGGACAATCCGAGGCGGGCCAGCTTTCTAGCGCGGATGGGGGGAGCAAGGGGACCCGAGCGAGACAGCAAGGGAAAGCCAACTCGCCTTCTTCTAAGTCTAAGAGCGTGGGGCGCGTCAAGCAAAGCGGACGCAAAGGCCAAGGCGCGCGCAATCAGTCGTCGAAACAAAGCAAAGAAGGATAGAGCGTGATGCCTATGGGAAAAGGAACGTATGGTTCTAAGGTTGGTCGCCCGAAGAAGACTGTGGGGCAGTTGACTGGTAAGCAGAAGACATTGCCGCCAGCTTTGAAGAAAAAAATCTTAGCGGCGAAGGCGAAGAAGAATGCCTAAGGGTTCTGGTACACCGACTTCATTGATGTCTGCCCGCGCTGGTGCAAAGCAGAAAAAGATTCAGCAGATGGAGCGTCCGAATCGTATGACGCGTTTGCGCCGTGTGTTGAAGCTGTATAGCAAGCAGGGGTTGGAGCTGGCTGATATGGAGCCTGATTCACCCAAGCTGAAGAAGGCCAAGGCTGACTTTAAGAAGATGTCTTCTTCTTTGCTTAAGAACGCAAACAAGTTGGGGGACAAAGATTTCCCATGAGCACGGTAAACAAGGCTGGTAATTATACAAAGCCAGGGATGCGCAAGAGTTTGTTTAAGAAGATCAAGGCCAAGGCCACTCATGGGACAAAGGCTGGTCAATGGTCGGCGCGTAAGGCGCAGCTATTGGCTAAAGAATACAAGGCCAAAGGTGGAGGGTATCGATGAGCTTTGAAGACCGCGGCACATTGAACGCTGTGCTAAAGAAACAGAGGGAAGCAAATGAAGGCTCCGCAAAAGTCTCTACTTAATTGGGGCAAGCAAAAGTGGCGCACCAAGAGTGGGAAGAAGTCTAGCGAAACTGGTGAGCGTTATTTGCCTGAAGCTGCAATTAAGTCTCTTTCCCCAGCAGAATACGCAGCAACAACCAAGGCCAAGCGCGAGGGGCGCA